AACGGCAACACATTTGCTGGTACTCTCCACCAAGGTAGAATCAAGGTCTTCATCGACCCATATTCTATGCCAACACACTATAACGACTTTACTCCAGTAAACTTCGTATGCGTTGGTTACAAGGGAACAAGTCCATATGATGCAGGACTCTTCTACTGCCCATATGTTCCTCTCCAAATGGTAAGAGCAGTTGACACCAACACCTTCCAACCAAAGATTGGTTTCAAGACTCGCTACGGTATGGTAAGCAATCCATTCGTAACAACAACTATTGGTGGTACAACAGCAGACGGCGAAGCACTCACTCGCCGCACCAACCAATACTACCGTCTCTTCCGTGTAGACAACCTCCACGGCAACGACGCCACACTCAACTAATAATAGTTGAAATAAGTATTGTAGCAGGGGGGATCGAAAGATCCCCCCTGTCTCTTTATAGATACTATAGGAGTAAACGATGACAATACCTTATCCATACATAGACACAATTTCTATCAAAAATGCGGTAGAAAGACAACCAAAAGAACAAAACCCATTACAACTTAATGAGTACCGTTTTGTTCTACACAGAACACCCCACATCATTTATTTCTGTCAGTCTGTTAATCTACCTTCTTTGTCGTTAGGTGAATTTCAGCAACACACACCATTTGGCAGAAAAGTAAGAAGAACAGGAACAAGTATAACTTATGATGATCTTAGTATTTCATTTATAGTAAATGAAAATATGTCGAACTGGTATGAAATCAGAGATTGGATGCGTATCCTTATAAACGAAAAAGATTTTGTAGAACATACAGAAAATGAAAGAAATAAATTCTCGGATGGAACATTAATAATGATGAATAGTAAATCGAAACCATTCATAGCAATAAAATTTCAGGATATGTTTCCTGTTCAGTTAGGAGGAATACAACTAGACTCTAAGGTAATAGATGTAAATCCAGCAATATCAACAACAACATTCGCTTATACAGGATTCGAAATAGAATATCTCGGAACACCTTAATTATGGATCTAAAACAAATTCGTGAAATGGTTGCAGTCGATATGCCAATCGACCAAGCAAATCTTGATGCTGCATCACTAGAAATTCCTCTTCTTCACAACAAATATCTCAACATACTCCACGACGAGAAGTTGCTTCTCCATAAGTTCAATATAGAACTCAAGAAACTTCTAAAATTAAAGTGGGAATATTATAACGGAAAGACAGACGAAGAGACTCTTCGCGAAAAGGGTTGGGAACCGTTTCAACTCAAAATATTGAAGCAAGATGCAGAGATGTATATGGAAGCAGACGAAGAAGTAATCTCACTAAACTCAAAAGTAATATTTCAAAAAGAAAAAGTAGATTACTTGGAAAGTATAGTAAAAGGACTAAACAATCGTCAATACCACATCAGAGATGCCATTATTTGGCGCAAGTTCGTTAATGGAGTAGGATAGTGTTATAAATATTATTATGAGTGATTTTGTAATCGAACCCATAGATAGTGCATTTATAAGGGTCAGATGCGACTCTGGTTTTGCGAAAGAACTTTCAGACTTCTTTACATTTGAAGTTCCTGGTCACAAGTTCATGCCTGCATATAGAAATAGAATGTGGGACGGCAAAATCAAGTTATACAATTCACTCAATCAACAGATCTATGCTGGACTTTATGATTATGTTGTTAAGTTTGCGAAAGATCGTCACTACAGTATAGACGGATTACAAAGACCAGATAATACAGATATTACAGAAGAATATATTCAACAGTTCTGCAAAACTTTGGACATATCTGCTGGTGGTAAAAGAATTGATCCTCATTCACATCAAATAGAAGGAATAGTCCACGCACTCAGACACGAAAGATGTTTGCTGCTTTCTCCTACTGGTTCTGGTAAGAGTTTAATGATCTATGCTATTTCTAGATACTTACAAAATCAAATACCAGAAGACAAGAAGATATTGATCATAGTTCCTACAATATCTCTTGTTACTCAGATGTATTCCGATTTCTTTGATTATTCAAAAGGAACATCTTGGAAATGCAGAGAACACTGCCATAAGATCTTTGGTGGTCAAGAGAAAGACACAGACAAGAAGATCGTAATAACCACTTGGCAAAGTGTTCATACTCTTCCTGCTTCTTATTTCAAGCAATACAGCGCAGTTATAGGTGATGAGTGTCATTTATTTAAATCTAAGTCTTTGACTTCTATTATGACAAAACTAACTGACTGTCCTTACAGAATAGGAACAACAGGAACTTTAGATGGTTCTTTCACACACAAGTTAGTCATAGAAGGTTTATTTGGCAGAGTTCATCGTCTTACTTCCACAAAAGAATTAATGGAAAAAAATCTGCTTAGTGAATTGACCATAGATTGTTTGGTTCTACAATATCCAGATTACATTCGTCAGAGTCTTAAGAAACTAACATATCAAGAAGAAATAGATTGGATAGTGCAAAATCAAGCCAGAAATGAATTCATAGCCAATTTAGCAAAAAGCACAAAAGGAAACACACTAGTTCTGTTTCAGTTTGTAGAGAAGCACGGAAAGCCTCTATACGAACTAATAAAGAACAAGGTAGACGGTAGAAAGGTGTTCTTTGTCTTCGGTGGAACAGAAGCCGACGACAGAGAACACATACGCCAGATTATAGAAAAAGAAGAAGACGCCATTCTTATAGCATCCTACGGAACATTCTCAACGGGTGTCTCCATCAGGAAACTACATAATATTGTGTTCTCTTCGCCTTCTAAGAGTAGAATTCGTGTATTACAGAGTATAGGAAGACAATTAAGAAAATCTGAGTTCAAGACAAAAGCAAAACTATATGACATAGCAGACGATTTATCTTGGAAGTCACATGAGAACCATACACTTCGTCATTTCGTAGAACGATTGAAAATATACGATTCTGAAAAATTCGAGTATAAAAAAATACTCATTCCCATAAAGGAGGAAAATGAGTAAAGAAGAATACAGAATTATAAAACTAAAAACAGGTGAAAGTCTTATTGCGGAAGTTAAGGCTCTCACTGGTCATTCTACCATGATGATAAGTGAGCCTATGACTTTTAAGACCATGACCATTCCAGATCCTACTGGAAATGGTTTAAGAGAGTTTCTTATAATCAAAGATTGGCTAGAATATTGCACAGAAAAGATAGTAGAAATCCCTTGCGAGACTATAATAGCCATGATGTCTCCAGATGATAAAATTACAAATGTTTATGAGTTCGAAAAGAAAAAAACATCCATAACTTCAGAAGAAGCACTGAATATGTTGGATGATTTACAAAAGCAAGGGTTGCAGGGAACAGGATTGGATAAATCACAAGATCCTTCTTTGCATAATATAAACATTCATCTCGAATTAAATCAAGAAGCATCTATGGATTTTCTAGAATTATTAGGTATAGACTTCGTGGACGAAGATCAAGACGAAGAAAATCTAGAAGATTTATCCGATGAGGAACTGGAAGATCTTATAAAAGAAATGGAGCAGGCAACAGAAGGTGTTGAGAACAAACAAAAGCCTCGCTCTAAAAACAAACAACCCAAGAAACCAAAAAATGATGTCCCTTGGGGTAATTCTTATGAGGATTGGTCAGCAGATCCTAATGACTATCTTAAATAGGTCTAAAGGTCCTTATCTTACCTGGCACAGTAAGTATAACGACAATTTTTTTCCTGTCAAGGTCTTTCCGTATTTTTTCTTGACATGACGCATTAATGATGTAGAATTGTCGTGCAAGGAGATAATATGAAGAAAAAGAAACCAAAAGAAGAACATTATGTGGACAACAAACAGTTCTTCGAACACATGATAAACTGGAAAATAAGCATAAAAGAAGCAGAAGACTCTGGTGACGACAAACCACCCGTGACTGAATATATGGGTCGCACCTTTATGCAGATTGCTGAAAACTTAGCAAAGAAGCCAAACTTTATGAATTATCAATTCAAAGATGATATGATAAGTGACGGCATAGAAAACTGCATAATGTATGCTTCTAACTTCGATCCCGAGAAGTCTAGTAATCCGTTTTCTTATTTTACTCAAATCATATATTATGCATTTTTGAGACGAATACAAAAAGAAAAGAAACAGAATTACATCAAGTACAAATATCTTGAGTCTCTTGATAAATGTGGTGATTTTTCTGAAATACTAAGAGCATTAGGTATATCAGAAGATGAAACTTCAAACTTCCGAAAGTTTGAAGAGGAAAACAAAAAGAAACAAACTAAGATGAAAAAGATCATAGGAGATAATGAATGAAAGTCGCAGTTGTGACCGACACTCATTTTGGAGTAAAAAACGATTCTCCTCTTTTTCTTAATGAGTTTTTGTCTTTCTTCGAAAAGCAGTTCTTTCCATATGTTCTAGAACACAAGATAGACACGGTCTTACATTTGGGTGATCTTCTTGATCGCCGAAAGTTTGTGAACTTTTATACCCTGTCTCAAGTCAGAGATAGGTTTATGTCATTTTTTGAAGAGAACAACATCACTCTTCACATCATTCTTGGCAATCACGATACATTTTATAGAAACACCAGCAGCATCAACTCTATGACAGAGTTGTTTTCACACCAACAAAATATTCACATATACAGTGAACCAGTAATCATCAATCTTGATGGATTAGATGTTGGATTGGTTCCTTGGATAAACGAAGCAAATACAGATAGTTGTGTTAAGTTTCTTGATGATGCCAGTGTTCCTATCATAATGGGTCATTTTGAAATCAACGGGTTTCAGGTTGTTTCTGGTGTCAAACACAGTCACGGATTGCTTCCTTCTTTGTTTAGTAAGTTCGATGCGGTTTACTCTGGACACTTTCACATAAAGCAGTCAGACGCAAACATTACTTATCTTGGTACACCGTACCAAATAACATTCTCCGATGCATATGACATCAAGGGATTTCATATTTTTGATACAGAAGATCAGTCTATGACTTTTGTTTCAAATCAAAGAAAGATGTTTTATGTAATCACATATGATGATAAGAATGAAGATCCTTTGAAAGATTTGGATGCTTCCGTGTATAAGAACTGTTATGTCAAAGTAATAGTTGCAAACAAAACTAAACCATATACCTATGACAGATTTATAGATGCCATATATGCTGCACAGCCAGTATCTGTTACATTCATAGAAGATGTAATTGAGATTTCTAAGGAAGATATAGTTGACACGACTGAAGATACGATTAGTATTATCAATAAGGAAATCGACTCTATGGAAGAAGTCGATGATAAAGATAAGTTGAAAAAGATCATCCAAGAACTTTATATGGAAAGTCTAACTCTATGAATATTTTTGTATTAGCACACGATCCTTATATTGCTGCCAAACAAATGTGCGACAAGCATGTGGTCAAAATGATCGTGGAAACCGCTCAGATGCTTTCCACTGCTCACCGTGTACTAGATGGGATTCCTTTGAATAGCATTTCTGCTTCTGGTAGAAAGTATAAGAAATATATTATGCCAGATGCAGAATGGGATAATGTTCTGTGCAAGGCGGTCATGCCAAATCATCCTTGCACCGCTTGGTGTTTAGAGACGAAGGAAAACTACAAGTGGTTGTGTCGTCATGGTTTGCAATTATTGCATGAATACACTGCGCGTTACGGTAAAGTACACAAGATGGAATCTCTATATTGGGACTATTTGATACATCTTCCAAAGTTTTTCGACCATCATAAAAATCATAATCTCACAGAATTTCCTCAAGCGATGCCGCCACAATACAAGGATCCTGATCCTGTTGTAGCGTATCGCCAATACTACATAAATGAGAAGTCCCGCTTCGCAAAGTGGAAGATGGGTAATGTTCCAGATTGGTATACCGAGGGATTAAATGACAAACAAACATCTTCTAGAGTTGTTGAACTTACAGAAACTGTCTAATTCCACAGGCGAACTGTGTTTAATAGAGACAGACAATAATGTTATTGTTGAAACTACTAATATTCAACAGCAAGATGTAGTTCTGTTCCTTGAAGAGAATAGTTTTGACTACTCTATAGAAGATGGTATAATTTCAGTAACAGATCCTCTGGAAGAACTTATAGAAGAATTGCTAGATTACGATTTTCCTAGTGTGATCCACGGCGTGGTTGATTTAACCGAAGGTGTGGCTAAAAGAAAAGTAGTAGTAAGAAAAGGTAAGAGAAAAGTAATCTTTAAGTGTGCTCCAGGTCAGAAGAAAATTGGTAAAAGAAGATGTGTTAAGCGTCCTTCCAGAGAACTATTTAAAATGAAGAGACGCGCCAAGAGATCCGCGAGGAAGGCGAAGAAGAAGAGACTACAAGCAAACCGCAAAAGAAAAATTTCTCTTCGCAGAAGACCTAATTCTGGAAAACCAAGTAAATCAAAAAAGTAATTCATTATGATAAAATTTGAAAAGATCCGTTGGAAAAACTTTCTTTCCACAGGTAATGTCTTTACAGAATTACAACTTAATAAAAATGATACGACACTAATCAGCGGAGAGAACGGTGCGGGTAAGACCACCGTTCTTGATGCTATTGTGTTTTGTTTATTTGGTAAACCTTATAGGAATATCAATATTCCGCAGTTGGTTAATTCCATAAACAAGAAAGATTGTGTCACCGAAATAGAATTTGTTATTTCGGATATACCATATAAAGTTCGTCGTGGTATTGGACCTAAGTTCTTCGAAGTCTATAAAGAAGGTAAACTGATAGATCAAGATGCCACTACAAAAGATTATCAGAAGATGTTTGAGGAACAAATTCTTCGAATGTCTTACAAATCTTTTTGTCAGGTAGTTATTCTTGGTTCTACGAACTATGTGCCGTTTATGAGACTTCCTGCCGCGGAACGAAGATCAGTAGTGGAGAACCTATTGGATATTGATGTATTCTCTAATATGAATATTCTTCTCAAGGGAAAACTGTCTTTATTGAAAGATCAGCAAAAGAATGCAGACAATAAGATAGTTCTTATACGAGAAAGAGCCGAGGGACAAAAGAAACTAGTTAAAACTCTGGAAAATACCAACAAGGAACAGATAGAGAAGTCCAAGAGTTCTCTTGAAGAATATGCAAGAGAAATAGAAGTTCTCACGAATGAAAATGAACAACTGCTTAAAAAAGTTGATGAGTTGGAGCAGAAACTTATTCCAACGGATATGTCTATTCAAGACATCGAATTGTCCAAGATAGAGACAGAAGAGAGTAAGTTGGAGAAAGAAATCTCCTTCTATGAGAAGAATAGTTCGTGTACTCGCTGCAAGCAGGAACTTTGTGAGGAACACAAGCAGAGCATAACAAAGGTTCTTAAGGAAGATCTGGCTGATCTCTCTACTAAGAAATCAACAGTTCTAGAACGAATGAAGATCATCAAAGATCATATGGAAAGCAACTCCAAGATAAACAAAGCAATAACAGACCTAAACAAGCAAATTCAGTTGAATAATGCAAAGATTACTTCAACAAAGGGTGTAATCAATAAGACAACTGAACAGATTAACAAAGCGGCAAAAGACACCAAGAATGTTGACGATGAAAAGGAAAAGTTCAATATTCTAATTCAAGAGGGTATGGATGCTACAGAGGAAAGAAAAAGTATCGTGGAGGATGTGCATTATCATAGCGTTGCTGCTACTTTATTGAAGGATAGTGGCATCAAAGGTAAGATCATCAAGCATTATCTGCCTATTATGAATAAAGTAATTAACAAATATTTGGCTCAGATGGATTTCTTTGTGCAGTTTGAACTTGATGAGTCGTTTCAAGAAACAATTAAATCAAGACACAGAGACATTTTCAGTTATGACAATTTCAGCGAGGGAGAAAAGCGCAAGATTGACTTGGCGCTTTTGTTTGCTTGGAGAAAGATTGCAGCAATCAAGAACTCGTTGAGTTGTAATCTTCTCATCTTCGATGAGGTTCTTGATGGAAGTCTTGATGATTATGCCACTGAATCGTTCTTGAACATTCTCAAGTCTTTTGGTTCTACTACGAATGTATTCGTCATTTCACACAAATCCAAAGAACTCCTA